TTATTATTGTTGGGATTTGCCTCTTGGTGGTTCTTGGCTAGTTTGGGATAAGAGAGTAGATGAAAGCGCTGATTTAATGGTAGGAAGTAGTTTTGAATTGATTTGGAGCAAAGCTAAGCATAAACGCGATATTTTGAGGTTTAAATGGGCAGGTGTATACGGATTAGCAGGTGAGGATTCCAAGAAACGTATTCATCCTACACAGAAGCCAGTCAAATTACTAATGGAGATAATAAATAGATATTCAGAACCAAATCATGCTATTCTGGATTTATTTGCTGGCTCTGGTTCAACACTCATAGCGGTGCAGAAGCTGGGTAGAAGATGTTTTATGATGGAAATCTCAGAGGTTTATGCATCGGTTATTTTGAAACGCTGGGAAAATTTTACTGGACAGAAAGCGGTTAAAATAGATGGCTAATACCACGAAAGACATGAATAAACACGGAGATACAAGGGGTCTACATCCCAACAGCTTGAAGAATTTAAGACCCAACCTGAATGGGAGACCTACTAAACTAATCTCCTTAACCGCTCAGCTTAAAGAGGATATTCTCAAGCCCGTTGAGGGGGACAAACAGCATAGAACATGGCTTGAGCTACTATCTCAAGCATGGCTCCGAGCAGCACTAAAGAACCCAGCATACTTTAAGGAATTGCTTGAGAGAATAGAAGGCAGAGTTACACAACCAATAGCGGGTGAAGAAGGGCAGCCATTAAGGCATATTATACAGGTTGTAGATCAGGAAACTAAGCAGGCACTGGATGATTTTATCAAATGATAACTACCCGTATTTTTAAAGAAAACTTTTTTGCATATCGTGATGGCAGCAAACGCCGGGCACTAAATGAAGGCGGGACCGCTAGCTCAAAAACGTGGTCTATTCTGCAACTTCTCAGCTTGATATCCCGCAAGAATAAAGTCTTAATTTCGATTGTAAGCGAATCACTTCCTCATCTGAAGCGTGGTGCAATGAGGGATTTTTTCCACATCCTCAATGAAAGTCCAGATAACAATCCCCATTATAATAAAACAGAACATATATATAGACTTGGGGAAGGCATCATTGAATTTTTTGGAGCAGATGAATCTGATAAAATCCGAGGTCCCCGGCGCGATATTCTATTCATAAATGAGGCTAACAATGTTTCCTGGGAAACAGCCCGCGGCCTAGATATACGCACCAATAAGTTTACTTTTTTAGATTGGAATCCGGTTTCTGAGTTCTGGGTGCATACCAATTGGGTAGGGCAGCCTGAGAATGCATATATCCATTCAACCTATTTTGATGCGATTGGTATTGTCCCCCCGGAGGTAGTGGCTAATATCGAGTCTAACCGAGATAAAGATCCGAACTGGTGGAATATTTATGGGCTAGGCCAACTTGGCAAAATCGAGGGACTCGTTTATCCTCAGTTTGAACAAATATCCCAGCTGCCAGCCGATGGGCAAGAGTTCTACGGCCTTGATTTTGGTTATATCAATGATTCAACCGTACTAGTTAAATGCATAGTTAAAGGAGAGGAATTGTATTGTCAAGAGATGATTTATGAGGCAGGATTGACAAATGCGATGATAGCACATAGAATGGATGAATTAGGAATAAAGCGGCGCTATGATGAGATATTTGCCGATGCTGCTGAGCCGAAATCCATTGAAGAAATTCATCAATATGGCTTTAATATCAAACCAGCACCTAAAGGTCAAGGTAGTGTAGAATATGGACATCAGCGGATTAGGCAATATAAGCAGTTTTGGACCAGGGATTCGGTGAATTGCATTAAAGAACAAAGAAACTTCCGGCATATCCCCGATAAGGACGGCAAATTAACTAATAAAACAACTCATACTTGGTCGCATGGTATGGATGCTAGGCGATATGGCATAATAGGCAAACTAGCTGTTGCGGACAAACTATTTCAGATTGGAGTAGCAGTATGAAGGATGTTATTACACCATGCGTGGCGCTTTGCTTTGTTAAATACCACTTTGTATCTGATTACATCATGTATATGTCGAGCTCTGTCAAGTATTGCCAAACAAGTGTTGTATAGCGAGCTTAAACCTTATCTCAAAATCAAAGGCTCACTCGCGCTATCTCGCTAGATATAAACGCCCAGATTTTGACATGACAGATAGCAGGTTTCCGATTTACGGTGGGGTATGTGGAATCACCCTAGGAGGGAATTTGAGGAGATGCCTTACCCGCGTGGTAAGTAGGCGAGCGGGTATCGTGGGGGATGGCACGGGTTTGTTTTTCTTTTGTGGCATGGGACATGAGGATAGGTGAGGAGGTAGCCACCGATGTTCAGCGCCGCCTCCGAGGCATTTGACAGAGCCTGGATACATTTATAGATGATGTAATAACCCCCGATACTTGACAAATCCAGATATCTGTGGATATGATATAGGAATGTTTGAAGGTTTGAAAAGAAAAGTAGCCACCTCTTTAATCCCCGAGCTCTCAAAGCAGCTCATTATAGACAGGCAGCTCCGGTTAAGTTCTTTCCAGTACCCGGGTATGCCGATTTATAGTGAGATGACGGTGCAAAAGGCTACAAGGGAAGGTTATAAAATAAGCCCCTATGTCTACCGGGCAGTGAGGACGATTATCCAGGCATGTTCAGCAGTTCCCTGGCTGGTGGTTGACCCCGATGGAGAACCTATTGCTGAGCATCCACTTGCAAAGGTATTGCAGAAGCCTAATCCCGAATTCTCAGGTCAGGACCTTATTGAGTTCCTGATTGCGCACCTTGAGCTTGTCGGGAATGCACTTTGGCAGCCTATCATTGTGGGTAATCAGGTAAAAGAGATATGGATTGTTATGCCGGATTTAGTGAAGCCCATTCCGGCGGATATCAAAGGGGAATGGCTTAAAGGTTGGGAGGTAACTGAATATGGTGGCTCTCACCACATTGTTCCTGCTTCTCAGTTTATTCATTTTATGCAGGTCGATCCGGCTAATCCCTATTGGGGTATTAGTCCTCTTATGGCTGTAGCCAGAACCATTGATGTTGACAATGAGGCTGTGGATACTCAAAAAATCTCCATGCAGAACAGGGGTGTGGTAGATGGGGTATTTACTCATGAGTCCCCTTTGACCGCCGAACAGTTTGAAGAGGCGAGAAGACAGATAAGGGAGAACTACCTTACAAAGAGCCGAAGGAGAGAACCATGGGTGTTAGGCGCAGGTTCGAAGTGGCAACAGATGTCCCTTACTCCAGTGGAAATGGACTATATTGCATCTCGCATCCGCAATCTTAGAGATATTGCTGGAGCCTTTGGGATCAGCCCGATATTTCTTGGTGACTTGGAGCAAAGTAGTTATGACAATATGAAACAAGCTCGGAAATCATTATATGAGGATGTGGCGATCCCGCTGCTTGATGACATTAAGGCTACGCTCAATCTTAAATTAGCTCCCCTTTACAACGATATTATAATTACGTATGATGTGTCTACAATTACTGCTCTCAGGGAAGACTATGGGGCAAAAGTAGAGCAGGCATATAAACTTTGGTCAATGGGTCTACCTTTTGACCAGATAAATAGTAGACTTGGGATGGGCTTTGAAGAATTTCATGGCTGGGATACTGGTTATTTGCCTATGTCATTATTACCTACAGGTTCCCCGGCTCCAATCTCGGAAAAGCAAGCAGAACCTAAAACAGCAAAGAAATCCGCTGGGCTTGAGACAGAGGAATATAAGGCTCGCTATTGGAAGATGATAGATTCAAGGCGAGTAGGCTGGTGGGGAGTACTAGATAAAAGATTTAAAGCCCTTTATGACCAAGAGGCCAAGGAAGTTGAAAAGGCTATGCGCAATGCGAAATCGTCTGAGCTAGTAGACGAAGTAAAAAAAGCGATAAATGGGCTGAGGCCTACTTGGGAGAAGACGATGACTGCCTCTTTAGGAGCTTTAATTGAGGATTTTGGCAAAGTTGTTGCGGAGGAGCTAGGAGGGCAAATGAAATCAGACAGACCGATTGAAAAGAAGTGGATATTCAATCCGTTCTCAAGTGTGGCTATGGCCTGGATAGCTTCCCATGGGGCAGAGAGTATTACCAGCATCTTGAGCACAAACAGGGATGCTGTAAAGCAAATTATTTCAGCTGGGTGGGAAGAGAATTTAAGCACGCCCGAAATAGGAAGGAAGCTTCGGCAGTTTTATATAGATGGTTCACCTTTCAAAGCCATGAGGGTAGCTCGGACTGAGGTTGGCGCAGCCGCAAGTTGGGGGCAGAGGGAAGCCGCTAAACAAAGTGGTATAATAAAGGGCAAGCGATGGCTGAACTCGAGGGACGAGAGAGTTAGAGATAGTCATGTATCTATGGACGGGGAAGAGCAAAAGCTCGATGCCCCCTATTCCAATGGGCTTATGTTCCCCGGGGATAGTAGTGGCCCAACCGAAGAATTTATTATGTGCCGATGCGTGGAGCAGTACTTAATGAGGGAGCCTAAAAGCTCTTGACTTGCTCTATTTAGATATTATAAAATTGTAATAAAAATGAGGAGGTAAATAATGGCAGTCAGGGAAGTTCCTCCGGATGTGGGGAAAAGTTTTGAAGGATTCTCTAATGACGTTAAACCTACCGGAGTTGTAATTAACTCTACATTCCGTGAGGTTGATACGGGACTATATTATGTTACGCCTGATGGGGATACCTGGTATGCCCAAGTATCAGTTGCTAGCCCCGTCATCCTGGACCTCATTGCCTACCCTGTAGATGACGCTCTTACTTCAAACGGTGTCCAGTATTCTACTGAAGTTACTACTGGAGTAGTTAATACCGATGTCGAGGTGCTTAAGAAAACCGTCGAGCCACCGCTAGAGGGAACGCTTCTCAGCCT